TTAGTTCTAGAAGGGGCCTTCTTTCCGACTCTGCAACTGAAAGAACAGCTTGCAGAAGTCGAGGGAGGTAAGTATAGAAAATTCATGGAAGCTAGCTTTAAAGGGCATTTGTCATTTAACAAAGACAATGAGGTAGAGTTTTTCACAGAGCAAGATGCTAAACCGATTAGAAAATATCCTCTTAGTAGAAACGATGATAAGCAAGGAGCTGTAGAGATATGGATTAAACCACAGAAATCACCTGATGGCCTAATACAACGAGGAGTATATATTGCAGGAATAGACGTCGTAGATAAAGATTTATCCTCTACTGATTCCCTTCCGTGTATCATAATAATGAACAGATACACACGACAAATAGTAGCAGAATATACAGGAAGAACAAATGAAGCAAAACAATTTTACGAAGTATGTCGTAAACTACTTCTTTATTACAATGCAATTGCAATGTATGAAAAGAACCTTATCGGTCTCTACAATTATTTTGATTCTAAAAAATGTACTTATCTACTTGCTGATACACCTTATCAATTACGATCCGCAGATACTTATAAAGCAGGTACTAATACGTCTAAAGGGATTAACGCATCTGGTACGATAAATGCAGAAGCTAGAAATATGATTAAATCGTGGTTGCAAGAGAATCTATCAGATAAATCAGAAACAAGAGTATATGAAACAATATATTCTCCTGCAATAATTACTGAGTTAATTATGTGGAATCCTGATGGAAACTTTGATAGAGTTTCAGCGTTAGGTATGATGATGTGGTTAGACTCTACAATGTATAAAGAAGTAACTATGAAAGTAGAACAAGTTAAAACTTTTTTAGAAGATAATTACTGGTCTCAGATGGGAGTTTTAAAAAAGAAACCGATAGAACCTTTTAATTCAAATTTTTATTCATAGATTTGTATCTTAAATAAATTATTAGTATGGCGCAAAGTTCTCCAATTGCGATGCAGGGATATATAAGCTTCCCGCGGCAAAAGTTACCTGATAGTAAAAAAGACGATAATTGGTTCAAGAAGAACATAGACTTCGCAGAACATTTATTAACTTCTGATGTTAACTTACGTTCTAATTTTAAGAACAAGAAAAGTAATTATAACCTTAGGGCTAATATAATCAACGTAAAAGATTTTGAGAAATATATCAATCCTGATAACTTAGACTTAGAATCTTTACCAGCAAGTTTCCAGCATATAGGAATAGAAAACTCTAAAATTAATTTACTTTTAGGAGAATACTCTAAAAGAAAGAAAGAGTTTAAAGTTTATATTTCAGGAAATGATTCAGATGGAATATCTCGTAAAGAGCAACAGTTAATGGAGCAAATCAAATCTGAACTTACAGATATAATTAAACGAGATTCTATTTCACCTGAGGAAGTACAAAAGCGTCTTGAGCAATTAAAGAAATATCAAACTTATGAATTCCAAGATGTAGCAGAAATTACAGCAAATACAATTTTAAAGAAAGAATACAAAGAAGGAGACTTTGATTTTACTTTCCTTAAAACATTTGAAGATTTACTTGTTGGAGGTGAGGAGATAATGTATTGTGGTGTATTAGGAGGTAATCCTGTTATGCGTCGTGTGAATCCTATGAATCTTTATACAATGGGAGGTAACTCAATGTATATTGAAGATGCAGATATCATAGTAGAATATGGTTACAGATCTGTAGGACAAGTTATAGATGATTACTGGGATCAATTAACTCCTGACGACATAGACTACTTAGAGCGCGGTAAAGTAGATGCTTCTATTGGAGGAGGAGGTATCGGTCTAAACCGAGATATTTCAGTTTATGATTATTACGGGGAACAAGGAGCATTATCTATTTTCCACCCAAATGAAATGGGAACTAGAACTTTTGCAGGAGCATTTGATACCTATGGAAATATTCGTTGTTTAAAAGTATGTTGGAGATCTAGAAGAAAAATAGGTAAACTAAAATATTTTGATGATGAAGGCCAGGAGCAATATGATTATGTTCCTGAAGATTATAAACCTAACAAAACTTTAGGAGAAGAAGTTGAATGGATTTGGGTAAATGAATGGATGGAAGGCACAAAAATTGCTGACCATATTTATGCATTACTTCGCCCAGTACCTTATGCTAGCAAGTCTTTAGTTAATAAATCTAAAGGGACCCCTCCGTATGTCGGCTCTGTCAACTCTACCAATGATTACAAAGTGCAATCACTTATGGACATCATGAAACCTCTCGCCTATTCTTATGACATCGCTTATTACAAACGCGAACTCGAAATAGCTACATACAAGGGGTCTTTTGCTGCTATTAACTCAGCAATGGTACCTTCAGGCTGGGATCCAAAAGAATGGATGAGATATGTTACCATGAATAAATTTGCATGGCTCGATCCAACTAACGAGATTCTAAAAGGCCCTTCACAAGGAAAATCAGCAGGTGCATTTAATACGCTTACTGCTACTCAAGTAAATATAGGTGACCCTGGAGCAATATCTATGTACACTAATTTACTTGTAGATATAGAAGCTACTTTAGGAAAACTTGCAGGAGTTTCAGGTGCTAGAGAAGGACAAATACAATCAAGTGAAGCAGTAAATAATGTTGAACGTGAAGTAGCACAAACTTCGCACATTACAGAAAAATGGTTTGCTATTGATAATAACTTTAGAAAACGAGTGTTAACTAAATTTGTTGAGTGCTGTAAATACGCTTACAAAACTAATCCTAAAAAAGGTCAGTATTTATTAGACGATATGGGATTAGAAATGGTTAGCAAATTTGATGAGTTTGTAATGTCAGAATATGATGTACATGTATCTAACTCAAGTGCAGATACACAATTGTACGAAGACTTACGAGCATTATCCCAAGCTGCTATACAAAATGGACAAGCAACTATTTCTGACTTAATTGCAATAACACAATCAGAATCTGTACAAGAAATTGCTAAAAGACTTGAGGCATCTGCTGCTAAAATTAAAGAGGAAAATGATGCTCTACAACAACAGCAATTAGAACAGCAAAAACAAGATTCAGAAATGCGCGCACAACAAGAAGAAGCTAAGAGGGCATTTGAGATGAAAAAACATGATGATGAAATTGCAATTAAACGTGAGCAAATTGAAGCAGACTTACAAATCGCAGGAATAAAAGAAATGGGTACAGAAGTACGACATCAACGTGACACAGGAATGTATCAAAAAGAAATAGATTCTGATCATAATGGAATAGGAGACTATTTAGATGTTAGACGTACAGATGTAGATGAAAACTTTAAACGCGATCAGATAAGAATTGCAGAACAGAAACTAGCAGAACAAGTAAGAAGCAACATGGCAAACGAAAAGATTGCAGAGAAAAAAGCATCACAGAAGCCTACTACTTCTAAATAAAGCTATAGCATTCTAATATTTGATAAAAATACTAAACGCTATTTATTAAAATAATTTTAATATTGTAACTTAAATAAGACAGCAAATATGAGTACCAATAATGAAGAGTTATTTGATGGACTTCAAATAATGTCAGCAGCAGAGTTAAATTCTGCAGTAAAAGGAGAAGAAATACAAGGAGAAGCAGCGGCTAATCCTGCAGAAGAAGAATTTAGTTTAGAACCTGTAACAGCTGAAAAAGGAGATGATTCAGTTACAACTAAAACAGTTGAAACTACAGAAACTAAACCAAATACTGATTCTACAAATAAAAATGAAGTTGTTTACAAAGCTTTAATGAAGGAACTTGTTAATGCAGGTGTATTAACAGTAGAAGAAATGGAGAAGCTAGACGAAATGCCTGGCAATTTTGATTCTATAAAAGAACTAGTAAACAAAACAGTTGAAACAAATTTTAAAGCCAAAGAAGAAAATTGGAGAAAAAATTTATCACCTGCTAAAAAGAGATTCTTAGAAATCGAAGATGCATTTGATGAAACTGACCAAGCAATTTTAATGGCCCAAAGATTAGAGTTCTTTGACAATGTATCCGAAGATGTTATTAGACAAGATGAAAATCTTCAAAAGCAAATTTATTGGGAGCAATTAAAAGCTAAGAATTTTTCCGATGCAGATGCATTAGAAGCAATCGAAGACGCAGTTGCAATTAATAAGTTAGAAGAAAAAGCTCTTAAAGCAGTGCCTGAACTAAAAGCAACTGCTAAAAGTTATATAGATCATTCACGTGAAGCAATACAACAAAAAACTAAAGCTGAACAAGAAGCACAGACAAAAGCATTTGAGCAATTGTTATCTAACATAGATTCACGTGAAGCTTTTATAGATGGTTTAAATCTTAACAAGATAGCTAAGGATAAATTGAAAAACAATATAATGAATCCTGTCCACACGGACCCTAAAACAGGAAAAGAGTTTAACTCTTTAATGTATAAACAACAAAGGAACCCAGTGGAATTTGAGATGTTAATAAATTACTATGACACTCTAGGATTATTTAATTTAGATAAAGAAGGCAAATTTAGACCTGACATTTCTAAATTAAAACAAGTAGCAAAAACAGCAGCTATTAATGATTTAGATAAAATCATTGCAGCTGAAGAAGAAAGAGGCGTAGGTAGAAATACTTCCGTTGAAACTTCTAAGAAAACAGAAGGAATTTTAAGCATGTTAGATAATGCTTTTAAAAATAGATAAATAATTATTAATAATTTAAAACAAACAAACAATGGCTCAATTACTCCCGTTACAACGGTATGAAGCTAAAGATTACAATGGTTTGGTGACTGATAATCACTTTCATTCATTGTATCAGCAAAAACCGCAATTGATCTCTAATGTGATCAAGCAAATCTACAAAACTAACTTGCAAGGTAAGTTACGTGAATTTGTAGATCGTTTCCCTGTTAAAGAAGTAGAACAAGAAAATGGTTTCTACAACTGGATGTTGCAAGGTCAACACGACAAAAACTTGCCACTAGTTGATGCTGAAACTCTTGCTTCTGAAACTATTTCAGGAGGTAACTTTCCTTCTAACATAGGTTCTAATGGACAACGTTGGTATATGATTTTTGACGAACCTTTGTTCGAAGAAACTAACGTTTTACGTGGTAACTCTGATGAGTATCATTTATTGGTAAAACGAGTTATCGAAGCTGGTTCTCGTTACAAAGTTGAAGTTGAGTTAGTAACAGACAACAACACTAAATCTGTTCCTTCTGATGAATTAGCAGCAGGTACTCGTTGGTCTAAATTCTACTCTTTGTCTCCTTCAACTCTTTCTTACCAAGGTTCTAGACCTTACTTTACATCTCCTTGGAGAATGGAAAACCGTCCATCTACAATGCGTATGGAATATGAAGTAGCAGGTAACACAATTAACAAAGGTAAAAATGAGCCACTTGAATTTGGTTTCAATTACAAAGGACAACAAGAGTCTATTTGGATTAACTACCAAGATTTAGTTGCACATCACCAATGTGAAGAAATGTTCGCACGTATGTTGATGTACGGTAAGAAAAACTGGACATCTGACCACAAATATTTGAACAAAGATGATAAAACTAAGTATGCTGTTGAATCAGGTGCTGGTTTCTTCTCTCAAATCGCTCCTTCTAACGTTCACTACTACAATACTTATGACCTTGATTGGCATTTGGAAATGTTGTTGGATATGGGTGTTGGTAAAATCGAGCGTGGAAAACGTGTTATCCACTTGTTAACAGGTGAGTTCGGTGCTATCGAAATCTCTAAACAAATCCAAGCTAAAACTGGTACTGGTAAATTTACAGTTATCTCTGATAAATTCTTGTACAAAAATACAGATCCAGGAAACTTGGGTGGATCAAACACTAAAGGTGCAATGGAGCCACAATGGAATATCTACGAATGGTACAACGGTGTTGTTATTCAAGTAGAAATCCTTGACTTCTTTGATGATGATGTTTATTTTCCTCAACGTCACCCTGATGGAAAAGGTATCACAGAATCTCACAGAATCTTGGCTCTTGATTACGGTGATAACGCTGGTATCTACCGAGTTAAACCTAAAGGAGTTCCTGATTACAATTGGGCTTATATCCCTGGTATGAGAGATCCTTTCTCTCCTGCAGGAAAAGGTTCACCAAAAATGGTAGCTTCTCCAGTAGACGGTTATTCAGTACACTTCCAAAAATGGGGTGGTATGATGATCGAAGATCCTACAAAAGTAGTTGACCTACGTCTTTCAGTAGACACAACAACTATCTAATATAGATGATGAATAACCCCGTGGGAGAGTTGAAAGCCTTCCACGGGTTATTTTAAAAGAGAATTAAAAAACAAATGACAGCAAAAATGAATAAGACAGCAGAATTAGAAGAAAGAATAGTTTATGGTACATTTCTTCAAGACAGGATTGTGAAAGTAAAACCTGTAGAATCATCGGGTAAATGGAGTAGCTTATTATCAGCAAATCAGGATAACAAAAAAGATCCTTTTTTGTACAACAAAGTAAAACGTAGTTTTCAAGTTCCTCTTAATTCAGAGGCGCGTGGAGGCGGAGTTAAAGTAATTTTGGATGACCAACGACGAGTTAAAGTTCAAAAATACATAGAGTCTTTTCCAATGGGAATGACACAAAAAGAGTTCTTTGAAAAAGAGATTGGAGTTAATTTAAATCCTATGGCAGCACCAGATGTAAACTTCTGGAGAGTTGATCGTAGAAGTAGAGTAATCCTAACGAAAGAAGGTTTAACTCTAAATTTAAATCTTCCAATGGATATGTTAAAGTATCACATACTTTTAAGTAACAAAAATCTTATTTCTCCATCTTACGAAGACAAAGATTTAAGAGCTACTTATGAGTTTATGATTATAGATGAAGGAAAAGTAACTATCAAGAAATTAGAAGAAGCAAACATAAAAGCAAGTGCTTATGTTAAATTTGCAGAAATTACTAGTAATAAAGCTTCTATCATAGGATTTATTAAATCTTTAGGTAGAGGAATTCCAGCAAGTGCTACAGAAGATTGGTTGAAAAACGAAGTATTAACTATTGTTGAAAGTCAACCTGAATATTTCTTAGAAATTGTTAATCATCCACAATATAATGAAAGAATATTTGTTCAAGAAGCTGTAGAAGCTGGAGCAGTTATTCGAAGAGGAGATCGCAGATATACTTTAGACAATGGTGCAGAATTAGGAGACCTTACAGATGTTGTAAATTATTTTCTTAATCCTGACAACCAAGAAGTAAGAATGCGAGTAAAAGCAAAAATTGAAATGTCAAAAAGATAAAATTTAAATTATGACTGCAAATGAAATGGCCGATTCTTTAGAGTTAAAATTAGATAGATCATCTAGTTTTGGTTCTCCAGGATATGAAGATTTTGAGTTATCTTCTGTACTAACAGAAGCACAGCAGTTATATGTGAAGAAATTTTATGATGAAATAAATAACCGTGAAGGTAAAGGCTTTCAAGAGACGGAAGAAAGAGACCAAGAGTTGGCAGCGTTGATACAAGACGCTGCCTCTTTAACTCCTTCAGCATCTCAAGTCGGCGTTACTAAAAATGGAAAGTTCTTTGATTTACCGTCAAATCACATGTATACAATTTTCGAAGAGTGTACAATTGACAAAATTAACTGTCGCACAAACCAAAACATTAGTGCTTACATAATACAAGTGGCACATAATGAGTTTCAACGTTACGATACAAACAAGTATAAAAAACCTTTTTACAAAAGTTACGGAGAAGCAAGAGTATGGCGTTCAGAATTCAGTCGTTTAGTAACAGGTATTGAACCTGGTTATACTGCAACTGCTAAACGCCATGAACTAATTACAGACGGAACTTTTAATGTAACTAATTATCATATTAGATATGTTAAAAATCCAGAAAATATTGTAGTAGACAGAGTAACTACAAATAATCAAAGAAACTGTGAATTAGGATTATCAACTCATGTTGTGATTGTAGACATAGCAGCAGATTTAATGTTGCAACGTGTCAAAGAACAAAAAATACAGATTGTAGAACCTTTTAGGGAACTAGAATAAATAGAAAACTATTATTAATTTAAAATTTAACAAAAATGTTAAGAAAAGCAAACAACGTGTATAGCGTACTTTTAAATGACGCTGCACAATTAACTTCCGCACTTCCAGCAGTAGGAACAGTAGTAACAGATGCAAATTTAAATGCAGGAGCTATTGTACTATGTGATATGGGAATGCGTCGTCTAGATTTTTCAACATCTGGAGCAAATTATGGGGCACTAGCTGCTACAGACAAAGTATTTATTGTACAAGGTAAAGGTCCAGGACAACCTTTAATGAAATCACCTGCATTAACTAAAGGTACTTTAACTCTATCTGCTTCTAGATTTGTAGCAGCAAAACAACAAGTAACTTATGTAGGGTACAATCCTAGTTTAGCAACACCAGCAGGAGCATTAAGTGCATCTAATGCTACTCGTTACTGGATTAAAGTTCGTAAAAGAGACAATGATGCTGCTAACCGTTCTCAGCCTATGAGTTTATTTGCTGGACCAATTGTAACTGATAGTTCTGCAACTCAAGAAGAAGTAGCATACGCATTGCTTAAAAATGGTGTAAAAAACTTTGCACAAGAACCAGCAAATGGATACCTTCGTTTAGAAGTAGTATCTAATCAAGCATCTTTAACAGATGGTACAGCAACTACTATTACTATTGCAAATGGTAGTAAAATTGGTACTTTAAATGCAGGTGCTACTACCTTTGTAGTAGGAGATAATATTAGAATTGGAACAACTTTAACTTCTCCAGTTTATAAAATTACTGCATTGTCAAGTACTACAATTACTTTTAATGTAGCATTCCAAGGAGATTCTGTAACTGCTGGAGCAATTCGCTATTTTACTGCAACTACAGCAGCTTCAGCAGCTTATGGTGTACGTCTTACAGGTGTTGCTGCTCCATTTAATGTAAACACTTTCCGTGATTATTATGCAAACCGTTTTACTGTAACTTTCTCTGATTCTACTGTTCCTGTAGGAAGTGTAGGAGCAATTGATGGTAATGGTGTATGGCAAAAAGTTGCTATGGATGAATACATGAGTTACGGATTTGAAGGATCAAACAACCAATTGGCTGTACCTTCATTATCTCGTGATCAAGTAGTTAAAATCCCTGGTGTAGGAAGTGCTACAGCATTAACAGCTAAATATTGTGCACTTACTTTTAATTGGACAGAAACTATGAATGGTATAACTTCTACAGATAATGGAGAAGGATCTGTTGTAGTATATATTAATCTTACAGATAGTTCAGGTGCAGGAAAAATTTCTACTCCTACAACTACAACTGGAAATGCATTAATTACTGCATTCGGTGGTATCACTGCATTCGGTAAAACGGCTCTTACAGATTTAGATGAATAATTTGTAATTCTCCAACCCAACAGTAGCCTGCCGCAAATTTGCTGTCACAAATGCGGTGGGCTACTATATTTTTTCTAACTTTATAACAAAATAAAAAACTATGGCTCTTGTACCTAAAGCCTCATTAACTCTAGGCAATAAATGTAATAAAGTAACAATAACAGATACCACAGGTATCTATGATGCTTTATACAATACAGGAGGATGGGGAAATCCTAATTTAGAAACAATTGATGTTATTAACGCAGGAATAAGTATAGTAGATTATTTTAATGCTGCTACAAGTAATATTACTGCAATAAGTACTTCAGGGTCTATATCAGGAACTATCTTTACAGATACAACACATGGTTCAGGAACTTTTACAATTGGACAAACTTTAACAGGTCCAGGAGTTCTTCCAGGAACTAAAATTACTTCATTAATGACAGGAACAGGAAGTAATAATGGAGGAACATATCAAATTAATTTTGCACAAACAGTAACAGGAGTAACAATTCAAGGTGCCAACTATGATGTTACTTATGATGTAACTGCAGGAATATTAGCTTATACAGGAACTGCAGAAACTTTTACAATTTTATCAAATGCCACCTGGACTCAACCAGACGGTATTTATAAGATTATTTACAGTGTAAGTGATGGTACTTCTACATTTACAAACACTTCACAAAAAGAGTTATTTTTATGTAATTTATGTAATTGCAAAGATAATCTCATTATGAAGTTATTGGATGCTTGTTCTTCTTTAGATGTAACTAGATTAAAAGAGCAAGTAAACCAAATGGAAATTTTTATTTACGGAATCGAACATGCTTTTGAATGTGGAGATTACGGAAATGCTGCAAATATTTTAGAAGCAGCTACTACTTATTGTCAAACAATTACAGGTTGTAGTACCTGCTAAAATTAAAAATATGTCTGGTTGTAAAGATTGTGATGGATTACTTCAAGAAGGTTGTTCAGATGGTATTGGAATAGTTTCAACAATAGAAAATGAAGATTCTTCTTTAACATTTTTTTATTCTGATGGAAGTACTTTTACAACAAGTATTTTAAGACCTACTGGTTATTATAAATCTTACGTAGCAAGAATAGGCTATGCACAAAGCTTAGTAAATCAACAAGATGTATTATTTAATAACTTAGGAAAAAATATTATTTGGGGAGAAGTTGTATCTGATCCTCCAGGATCTGGAACTTTTAGACTTACTGGAACATTTAGTGCTCCAACAAGTACTGATAAAAAAATAATTGCTTTTATAACGCCATGGTTCTTTAATACGGGTACTTATAAATATTTTATGTATGCAAATGTAGGAGAAATTCCTGCAGGTCTAGGAAACCTTGCTGTTGAAATAGTTATAGGAAATCCAGAAGAAACTTATCCTGTTTCAGGTGTATACGGATTTAATATAGAAGTTAGAGAATATATTTAATTAAAAAATAAAATTATGTGTAATTGTGCAGATTGTCAAGGTAATTTATCACCAGAAGGATGTTCGGATGGAGTAGGTATTGTATCTACTGTACAAAATGCTAATAGCTCAGTTACTTTAATTTATTCTGACGGTTCTTCATTTACTACAGGAGAATTAATAGGACCGCAAGGTATTCAAGGCATACAAGGAGTTCAAGGAGATGTAGGTCCTACAGGACCGACAGGCGCAACTGGTCCACAAGGTCCAGAAGGCCCAGTAGGACCAATTGGAGTGATGATGCCTTGGGCAGGTACAAGTAGTACACCTCCAACAGGATGGTTATTTTGTGAAGGAGGTAGTTATAACAAAGTTACTTACGCTGCTTTATTTAGTGTAATAGGTTATACGTACGGAGGGTCAGGCAGCAATTTTAACATGCCTGATATGCGAGACAGAGTTCCTGTAGGAAAATCTTCTTCAGCAACTCCTTACGATTTAACATCAGTAGGCAATACAGGTGGAGATAAAACAGTTGCTTTAACAAAATCAGAGATTCCTGCCCATAAACACAGTCTTGTAAATGGCACAGATGGTTCAACAAGTTCTACAAATACTACAGGAGCCCATACACATAATACTGCTTATGCAGACCGTGTAGGAGGATCAGGAAGTACTTATAGAGTATCTGATTCAAGTCAAAGTAGTGCTAGTACAGGAGGAATTTTAACAACTTCTAATGGAGACCATTCACACAATTTATTAGGAAATACAGGATCAGGAGTTTCTGACGGATTAACAGGAAGTGCACATAAAAACATGCAGCCATATATAGTAATGAGGTATATTATAAAATACTAATTAAACAAGATTTAAAATGTCAGCAACTACTAAAATTTATACACCTGGTGGAATAACATTTGATTGGGAAAAAGTTCCTAGTCCAGTTTTAGCTGCTAATCCTAGTTTTAAATATTGTTTTAAAATTGTAGATGGAACATTTGTAGGAGACCCAAGTAGTTTAACTATTGGATTATATACTACAAATTTTACTTATACAGGATTAATAACTACTCCAACAGAACCTTTAAAAGTATCTGCTATTATTTATACCGATGGCACAAATTTTTATTTTAATAATGCTACAGGAAGAACTATTTATGGAGTGTTTTTAAAAGATAATAATAATATACTTCAAGAATTAAACACAACTACAGCAGAAGGAAGTACTTGGTTAACAACCATTTCTTATAGCACACCGACAGAAGAAGAATTAGCAATACAATGTTTTGAACAAAAACTTCACGATAAAACATTAGAATTTAATAAAGACCTAGCAAATTATGTTAAAAAATTAAATTATGGATCTAGATGTTGTGAAGAATTAGATAGATTAACAAATGAAAAAAGAGTATTAGATATTCTTAATTGTTATGATACTAGAGATATCTATGAATGTACAGAACAAGATTATAAATTATCAGAAGAGAATAAAAGATATTTAAGCACTATAGGATCAGAAGAAAGTGTACATGCAGGATATGTACAATTACCTTTTGTTAATTCTGCAAATATTACATCATTAGACATTTCATCTACTCCGTATAATGAATCTTTTGTTTCAGGTGCAAATAGTTGGGTTAATGCAAATTTTGCAAAATGGGATGTAATAAGAATTTCTCAAGAATCTACTTTAGATACTGTTAATATAAATGCAGGATTATTTTTAATTTATCTTACTCCAACAGTTTCAAATACTTTTGTAAGTTATGTTGTAAGATCATTATCTAATTTTAATGTTTCTGGTCCAGTAAATATACATTCTGGTTTTTTATATTCTTCTACTCCAGAATTTTTAAGAGTATCTAAAGGAGGCACAGGAACTACTTTTAAAAGAAAAACTTCAGTAAATACTACTGATGGAACATTTTATGTAGGACCTACTATTGCTACAACAACTTTTTCAACTACTACAACAATCACTGTAAATAGTAGCAATGCTGCATGGAATAGTTCATTTATTGTAGGAGATTTTGTAGTAATATTTGAAAATGGAGGATCTAGTACAGGACAATATGTTATAACTAGTACAACAGGTACTACAAGTACTCAATTAGTATTAGGAGTTACACACATTGTTAGTGGAGGAACATTCACTGCTACAGTAGATAAACTATGGGCTATAGTTAGAGTATCAAAATCATTTTCATCTACTACTATTCCCCCAGTGTGTACGCAGGATACCACAAATTATAACAACTTAACATACACGGAAGTAAATAATTTATTAAATTCGTAGAATTAAACCTTTGAATTATGTCTCAATTAGAAGTTGCCATCATAGGCAGATTAAATAATAAAGCAATTGTAGATGAAAATGGTGCTTTAAAAGTAAGTGGAGTAAGTGCCGATATTTCTCAAGCACAAATACAAGCAGCTTTTGAGGCAGCATTAGATTCAAAACATATTACACAAGGTAAATATAGAGCAAGCAATTTAAAAAGAATTATAAATAATACTGCTGCAATTAATGTAGATTGTTATAGTTATTCAGTAGCTAATGTAGGTTCAGTAGATGCTACAATTAATACTACCGCAACAACTTTTACTTTAAAACCTAATGAAGTAGTAAACTCTGAAGCAGGTTCGGCTAATAATATGTTTGTAGCAAATAGTATAAGTATTAATGCTACAGGAACAGAAGTTATACTTTCATTCATTTCTTAATAAATGAGTACAAGTATATCTATATTACCTTCTTCTTCATCTGGCGGCGGAATTGAAACTAGATTTGCGCAAGATTCTGGAATTTCTAATTACTATTATTGCGGAACAGCAACACTAGGCACTACAGAAAATTCAAATGGCTGGACAATAAAAAGATTAGAAATATTAGCAACAGGAGTAGTAAATACTACAACTGCTAATGGGCCATCGCCAAATTTTAATTGGATAGACAGAGAAACTTATACTTATAGTTAATGGAAGAAAAACGATATAGCGTCATAATAGGATTTAACAATGAAACGCAATATTCAATTATTTGTGAATCATTTTACTTTATTTCAAATCAAAAACAAGTAATTGACAGCATTGTAAAAAGCGATTTGACATTGGAAGAATGTTTAACTATTCAAAACGATTTTATAGATGGCAAACTTAGCATATAGAAGTAATGCGACTGGTAACTGGTCAGCAACTGCAACTTGGCAAGTATATTCATTA